CTACTTATTTGACATTAGTCCATTCCCTGTTTTTTGTGGATTTGGTGTGTGGCGTGCACGTTCAAAGTCTGTTACTGTGAAGACATAGTCACCAGGTTGTAATGTAATAAATTCTTTTGCATCTTCTTGGATTGTGTCATCCCATCCAAATTCACGTTCAAAGTTGTTATTGTATTCAGTCATTTTATTTCTCCTATTTTAATTTTAAAAAGTATTGTTAGCTATTGGAATAAATCCAATTTTTGTTATATTTTGCTATTATTTCTAATTCCCAAAATCTATGAGCCTTCCACTGTAAAGGGCTGTTCTGTTGCTCGGACTTGTGTTTTAATAACTTCCAATGTGGCTCCCCAATTTGCTACAATCATGTTCCAGTAATCTGGTGGAAAGTTTTCAATAGGAGTCAATGGAGGGAAGTGTCCTCTAATATTTGCTACTGCTACTAACTCATCTGGTGTAACTTGTTCAGGCGTCATCAAATCCGTCAAAGCCTTTGGTAGGACAGATGGATACTCTGTTGCTGCAGTTGGTCCCGACATTTGCGCCTGTTGCTCATGTACAGGTTCGTGTATAGGTTGAGTAGGCACCGGTTGCTGTACTGGCGGTGTTTCTGCTACTGGTTGACTTGGTGCTTGTGCGAATATATGTGCGATACCAGCGTAATCAAGTGGCATTTCTTCTTGTAATCCATGACGGTTTTTTGCATCCCACGCTGGATGATGTTGTGTATATAAGACACGGGCACCGCCAGTTGCTTTCTTCTTGTTGTTATCAGCTGTCATCACTACAGTTTTATAATTAGCGAACAGAACCATGTCAGCCCATTCTTTAACTAATGGTGCAGTCTGTGAGCTTGTCTTTTTACCTAGCTTGAGTTCCCAGCGATCATAAGCTCCCATTTCATCAGGTTGCTCAAATTTACGCATTTGGGCATGAGCAGTAAGGACGACATTGATACCTAACTCTATCAATTCCTGCAACATATTTAGGAAACGTCCAACTTCTTCTTTTGTGTAAGTGTAACCATTGCCCCAACCAAAATCTTCAATTCCTTTTTTTCCATGTTGAGCACAGACATCATCTACTATTAAGCTTTCTGCCCAGTCAATAGTGTCAATGACAAGTGTCTTACAGCATGTAGGGTTAGCTTTTACAAAAGCAATTTGATTTTTTAGCATAGTGTAGCTTGTAGGCTTGTCCATGCGTGCCACGTCCATGTTGTCAGTTGAACCCTCTGTGTCTATAAACAACGGCTCTGGAAATTGCGCTGCAAAACTTGACTTCCCAATTCCTTCTGGTCCATAGATAATGACACGTTGTGCCCTTGCCCGTTTTCCTCTAGTAATTTGCATATTTACCTCTCTTTCTAAAATCCACCTTGCCAAGTCGGTGCTACTGTTTCAGCAAAACTACCACCCTCTGCTGTTTTAAAGCTATGGGCTTTATTTTCCACTGAGTATCCATCTTCTATAATGATGGCACACTCTTCGCCAGTTGATACACGGGTTGCAATAGCTTGCAAACCCTCCTGCTCTAGCCATTTACCAAATTGTTCAAGTGTGATGTTGTCCATCTGTTCGAGTTTATCAATCAAAACAAAGCCACAATCTGGTTTTAGTTTACGTACAATAGCAGTTGCTACTATTAGTTGTTGGCTGCCTGACATGTTATCCCACTCTTGACCAAGGTAAAGTAACTTTCCATCATCTACTGACAAGCCTTCAAGTGGCAGATCTGCATTAATCAATAAGTCTCGTTTTTGTTGACGAATTGACTCAATATCATTAGTCAATATGTTATATTGTTCACGCTGATGTTTAGCATCTTCTTCAGCTTTATCTTTATCCAGATTAGCTCTGACTTTGCGGTTGACTTCTTCAATATTAGAAATGTTTTCTTCTATTTCTGCAGTTGATTCATCTATTAATGACATTGTGTCTCTTTGTGCAATTTCCAAGTCACTAGATAACTCTTGTAATTGTTTCTCTGCTGTGGCTAATTGTTGTTTTAAATGTTCAACCTCTGACTGTTTAAATTGATGATTTTGTTGAATAACGGATAGATTCTGACGTTTTCTAGCGTTTTCCCCATTTTTTGCTAACACTTCTTGTTGTTGCTGGATTAAATCAGCGATACTAATTAATTCTTTTGGGGCATCATTATAGTATGGTTGCTCCTTAGCAAACTTTTCTTTTTGGTCAGCAATAACACCAATAGTATGACGTTGATTATAGAGTTCTTTTTCTTTGAGTTCTAATTCTGCCAACTGATCACCAACTCCAATGATTTCAAGTAAGACATCTGCTTTTTCTTTTGGAGTTCCATCCATAAATTTTGGTAAGTTAATAGCTAACTCTTCTACAAAGCTATCAAGCAATTGTTGACCACCTTTTTGCCCGTTAGGATCAATAACTTTCAAACTAGAATTCTTACCCTTACGCTCAACAATCAAACCATTTGACATGGTAATTTTAAGCGTAGGTGGTACCATAGTTCCCTCTCGTGCTGCTTGACTAGGTTTAAACTTATTACCACCTAATACCCAAGCAATACTATCCAGAACGCTAGTTTTACCCTGATTGTTATTGCCACCGATGATGGTTAATCCTTTGGATGATGGTTCAACTTTTACAGCTTTAATGCGCTTTACGTTTTCGATTTCTAACTTATTAATTGTGATTGTCATTGTCAAAATCTCCTATTACTAATTTACTTTCGGTAACTACTTTTTCAGAACTAATAATTTGAGCGTTAGCAAGACCATAGTTTAGTAGTGCATCAGTTACTTCTTTTAGTGTTAAATCACATTCATTTGCAATATTGGCGATTTCATCATAAATATTATTTGAACATCTAATTCGTGAGTACGTATTTTTTGGTTGTCTTTCAACTTCAATCATTATCATCACTCCAATTTTTTTCTAGTGTTTGTCTATCAACGTTATCTAACTTAGCAATACATTTTTCCAGTGTGCTATCTAAGATGTAACCTTCATTGACGATAATATCCAATAAATTTGCTTTTGCTACGTTCGTAAAATAATAATCTGCCATTTCATTAGTTAGTCGTCTATTTTCATCACGCAACAGTTCATTTTCTAGTAATACTTCTTTTAACATGTACGCCCTCTATTATTACGTTCAATCATATTGTCGTAACGTCGTGCATTAGCTTCCCAGCCATGTGTTTCGATTGTCCATTTTTGTTTTTCTTCCTGTTTTTTTGGTTTTGTAAAAATAAAGTTAAATAATTTTTTCATTTTGTCTTTCCTGTCGCTTTCTTATATTCTTTTTTCCACTCTTCTGTGCCTCGGTATGCAAGATATCTCTCTAACGCTTCGGCTTTCATCAGTTTTCCATAGTTGTATAGCTGAGAATACCAGCGTGGCATTTTTTGCATCTCTCTTCTAATTGTTCCGACCTCGTCAGGCCGTAAGCTAAACGCAAGCGCTGCTGTTTCGTCATTCAGAAGTATTGGAGCAATACTGACTTTTTCGACTGTGTATACTTCCATTCGCTGCCTCTCTTATGTTATAATTAAGTAAATTATTTTTTTATTTGAGTCCGATTCCCGTCGGACTTTTTTAGTGGTATAATCATCTCGAAAGGAGGTGATTATAATGAACGACGTTTTAAAAACTAATCTTATTGCAGATGTCGCTATTTTTTCGGAAAAAAGCAATTGTAAGCTTAATGTGATTACAGCGAGTGGAATATTCACTGGAACTTTATTACCTGAAAATCCTGATAAAGCCAAGTATGCTCATGTCCTTGAATTCTTGGAATATCGTAAAGAAAATAAAGATGACAACGAAAGATTTATGTTGCTTGTTGATGCTACTTTGTCAACATCAAAAGAATCTACTTTGAACCTTCCATTTGTTGTTCTGTTTATTGACCAGATAATCGGCGTATCTTCTGTTCAGTAGTTAGCGTATTACTTAACTTTTCAGAATCTACTGTGGTAACAGTAGGTTCTTTTAATTCTGCTAGGATTTCTTTTAGTGTTTGGTTTATTTCTTTTAAAATAGTAATCATGTTCTTTCTCCTTAGTGATATACACTTTGATTTTGTATGAACGCTCCATAGTATGGATTTCGTTCTTGCTGTTCTTCAACTTCTTCAATTTCGATTGTTGACGTGTAGTCCGACTTTAGTAATTTAACCAGCACGAAAATTACGAATGGTAATAAAGTCAGACTTTGCGTGATTGTTAGTTCCATTAGATTTGTTCCTTTCTTACCCAATCAGTTCAAGTTCAGTCTGTTTGTTCAACAGATTAATTTTTCGTTTAGTATTCGTGCACGGTTCCCACATAGCGATATATTCAAGCGCCTCTTCTTTCTTAGATTTAGACAATTCAGCGTAGCTATTGAGATCAAATTCTGCTTTGAAATCAAGTTCCATTTCTCGGAATACTTCACTTGAAAAACGATGCTTTCTGCCTTCCTCGTCTACTTTAAAGGTTTTATAAGCTTTTGCAGATTTTCCGCCCATACAATCAATGACACGTTTACGACGTTTTTTAGTAATCATATTAATAATTCCAGGATGTAAATAAGATGTATCCATGATTTCTTGAATATCATTCTGCGCTTGCAATAATCCTTTTTCTAAGTTATCAACCTTTTCTAAAGTCACTGTCTGCATTTTTGACATTTCAATCAGTTGTTGAGTTGTTGTTAGTTCATTCATAAGACTTCTCCTTCTAAAATTTCAGTGTTCTTACGCTTCATATCAAGGTCATTAAAGAGCTTTAGACCTCTATCGACCAAGCGCTATCGAACTCTTGCTTAATAAGCCCGTCACGCTGGATATAGTGCGTTTCATCAGCATAGATAAGTCCGCTCATTTCAAGTAATAGCAAATCGCCTTTTTTGAGTAGTTCAGTGATATTCTTGTATGATGCAATCTTCTTTTGATAGCTATTGAGTTTACCTTCTGACTGTTTAATCGCTTCTGTTAGCTCATCATACTTAGCTGATTTATGATTGACCTCATCACGCTTAGCATAGAATTCTTTAAGTTGACTTTTTAAATACTCCTCGTGCTGCAAGGCATCATCAACCATCTTACTTAGTTCTTTATTCTTGCCAAGCAAAGTCTGATTAAGTTGCTTAGTGCTTTCATAATCATCAGGAACAACTTCCTTGATAACTTCTTTTTCAACGATTTTAGCAGTCAAGGCTTGCTCTGCTAAATTCTCTTTTTGTTGTTCCAAACGAGTATTTTCAGCTTTTAGTCGGTTGTTCTCTCGCTTGATTTCTTGCAACTCTCTGACAGTTGGGTTATCGCCACTTTCAATCCGTTCAATCTGTTCTTGCTTTTGCTCATCTGGTAGAGTAGCGATGAGGTGTAAAGCTGTAGTTCCTAAATTTCGTAACGTCTCGAAATTCGGGAGTTCTTTAGCGATTGTCATAGATTTGCTAACAAAATCTTTATCAAGTCCAATTTTTTGATACCATTCCATAAATTGACCATGAGCCAAATCATTTTCCTTAACATGTTTTAACCTAATGCCTATTTCCCAAATAGACTGTCCTGCAATCTGCTTGTGATGGTTAATTTCTAATTCAATTTGTTGCAAGTTATTTGATAATGCTAGTTCGTTCATGCATGTCCTTTCTACGAATTTTCGTATATCATCCTACAGATAGTTCTTTACGCTCTTTAAAAAGATATACGATATCAAATTCTGGAAAAAAAGTTTGTTGAACTTTCAATGCTTCGCCAAATTTAAAATCAGAGTCACCGTTAATTTTTTCTCGAACCGTTTGAGATTTCAATTGTAAGCAGTCTGCAATATCAACCAATGAAACTCCTTTCTCTTTCCGAATGTATTCGATGTTTTTCATATGGATCCTTTCTAATACGATTTTTCGTATATATTTTTATTTTAAACAGCTGTCGTTTCCTTAAGCTTGATTTAATCATATATGATTTTTCGTATATTGTCAACTGTTTTTTTATGTTTTTTTGTAACTTTTTCTCTTGAAATATGATTTTTCGTGTGTTATTCTATAGTAGAAAGAACAAGAAGGAAATTAAAAAAATGAATGAAAAAGATTTAAAGAGGGTTATCGAAAGTAGATACAATAGCATTAGAGCTTTTGCTATTGAAAATGATATTCCGTATACAACAATGCGTTCAATTTTGGAACGTGGTGTAATGAATGCAAAAGCGGAAACTATCTTTAAAATTTGCGACGCATTAGGGATCAACCCAGAAAGCTTTGCTGAAGAAAAATCTGATCGGCAGTCAACCATTGACCTATCGAACCTACGCGAGCGCGTTGTTATGTTTGATGGCAAACCTCTATCAGATGAAGATGTTAGTAAAATCGAACAGATAATAAGACTCTCGATGGGGGTGACGGGGAATGAAGATAAATGAGTTATTATCGGAATACAATGTTTCCCTGTTTGTGTTCGATGGGGACATATGGGGACGCGATGGTTTTTACTTCCCGGACACAAGGACTATATATGTCAATAATAAATTGTCTGAAATAGATAGAAACAAAGTAATATTGCATGAACTAGGACACATGATTAACAATCATAATCCATATATCTATAAACGTTTATTATTACAATACGAAAATCAAGCAGATAAATACATGATTAGAGAGTTGTTGAAAGACTATCTCGCTAATCATGATATTTATAGCTTTGACTGGTTAAAATTTGCGAATCATTACAAGATTTCCACTGTTTGGGGACAAGAAATGATTCAGGCAGAGTTTAAAAAATTAATTTAAATAATAATGTGCAATGCCTGATTCACGTAAAAAGCTGGTAGGGAGATTTTTATGGAACAATCTGAAAAGAAAGTTTTGCCTATTATTGCAATTATAATTGGCGCAATTGCGTTAATTAGCTCATGGATGCCATTCATTAACAACGGATCGTTTGTTATTGCTATAATTGCGTTAATTATTGGATTTTTTGCGTTATTTTTTAATAGAAAACGCAAAAAAACACTAACTTATGTTAGTATCGTTATTTCAATTTTAGCAATGATAATTGTTCTAGTTACACAATCAATGTATGGTAAAGTGATCGATACCGCAAGCAAATCATTCGATAAAACATCAAAATCATACGAATCCTCTTATAGCAAGTCTTCTTCTATCGAAGCTTCTTCTTCTAGAGCAAAAGTTAAAAATGCGGACGCTAAATTTAAATGGTCAGAATCTTATTTCAATTCATTGATCAAAGGTCAAACAACTTACGACGAAGTTGTTGCAAAAGTTGGAAGACCTAATAGTGTATCTGACAGCACGGACTACGATATTGAAACAGATGCTGAGGTACCTTCAAAAGATTGTGGTTGGGACTTGAATGATGGTTCGTATTATGCAAGCGTATCTATTCATTTTATTCAAAAAAATGGCGTACTAGTTGTTGATTCTAAATCAAGCAACGGATTAAAATAAATGATAAACAAAAAGCCCCACGCTCAACTTTGGTCGGTGCGAGCGTGAGGCGAATCTAGTATAGTAAAAACCTGCTTTAAGTAGGCTCTTTACTATACCCATTTTAACAAAAAATGAGGTAAAAAACAATGTGGCACGAAGAACAGGCAAATGGCAACATAAAGTTTATTGAATATTATAAAGACCCTTATACAGGAAAACGTCAACGGGCTTATGTCACGCTTGATAGATATACAAAACAATCCGAAACAAAGGCACGGAGATTACTTAATGAGATAATTGAATGCAGGATAAAATCTTCCGGAGATCAATTTGTTCGATTTGGACAATTGGTGGAAGAGTGGAAAACATCACATTCAAAAACTGTAAAAGCAAGAACCATGAAAGTTTACAGACATCCAATTGAAAAGATTAAGGATTTTATCGGAGATGATGTTCTTGTAAAGAATATTGATGCTAGATTACTACAAAAATTTATAGATTATTTGAAGGACAGGTATTCAGATAATACCATCAATTTAATTAAACAACCACTCAATATGATGCTTAATTACGCTGTTAGAATGGAGTATATTATGTCTAATCCAATGAAAAATGTTGTCACTCCTAAACGTAAAAAGATGTCAAAAAAGCAATTTGAAGATAAATATCTAGAAACTGAACAGAACCAAAAAATTATTGAACAATTAAGAGATCCTATTTATGGCAATCATATCGCAAACTTTTCTGAGATTATTTTTTTAACAGGAATGAGACCAGGGGAACTATTAGCACTTAGATGGGATCATATTGACTTTGAAAAATTAAAGATAAAGATTGAGTATACTCTCGACTACACAACAAACGGGCATGCAAATGCTGAATTAGGTTCTGTTAAGAACGACGGCTCATATCGAACAATAGACATACCTCTGAGGGTTAAAGAGATGCTAGTCGAAGAGTTAAATTACCAAAATACAAATGACTTACGAAGCGATTTTGTTTTTATTACTAATAAAGGGAAACACCTTTCGATAAATACAATAAACCGTAAGATAAAAAAGACATCTGAAAAATTATATGGTATAGTAATTACTAGCCACTCATTCAGGCATGCACACATTACTTTATTAGCCGAATTAGGAATACCGCTCAAATCCATTATGGATAGAGTTGGGCACACTGATGTCAATACAACCATAAAAGTTTACACCCATGCTACTGATAAGATTGGTAAACAAATGATGGACAAAATAAATAAATTTGTCCCTATTCAGTCCCTTTAG